AAAAACAATGGGGAGCAAACCTATCTAAATTTAATGGTGTTGCAATGCTTGGTGGTGTTACGATGAATGGCGAAACTATTTATTCACAAGCTATAGAGGAACAACAAAGACTAGAAGAGCAGATACAGTTGGCCTTTGAGTTACCAGTGAATTACATGATAGGGTAATGAAATGGCTGTCAATAAACATTTCCACACCAGTAACGTAGCTGCAGTTGCAACAGAACAAAGTCTTTATAGTAATCTGGTTGCAGAGGCAATTCAGATATACGGTCATGATGTATTTTACATAGATAGAACTATTGTCGCAGAGGACACTGTTTTTGGAGAGGACTCTCTTTCTATTTTCAGAGATGCAGCTAAAATAGAAATGTATATGGAAAATGGAGATGGTGGTTTTGCTGGTGAAAAAGAAATCATGAACCAGTTTGGTTTACAGAATTTAAGTGAAGCAACATTTGTTGTTAACAAATTAAGATTTCAAGAACTTACAAAACAGATTACAATTGAGTCGGGAACTGATAGTGAAGAAGGTGGTTCTGTTCTTTTAGAGGCAGGAACACTTGCAGCTATATCAACAGATTTAGAGGGAAGTGATTTTTATATTTTATCAGAGACAGATGCAACGGATTCAGATCGTCCTTTTGAGGGTGACGCAATATATCATCCTATTCTTAAAAAGATGTTTCAAGTTAATTTTGTAGACCACGATGAGCCTTTCTTTCAGTTAGATAATAATCCAGTATATAAACTAAGATGCCGTCTATTTGATTATAGTTCTGAAGAACTTAATACTGGTATAGATACTATAGATGCGATTGAAGATGCACTAAGTGTGTCTTCATCTGAATTCCAGTTTACTTTGGAATCAAATACAGCTACAGTAAATGCTGTTCAATTAGAACCTAATATTGGTCGTATTATTCATGAGAACGAAACAGATGAACTTGTCGCACAAGAAGATAGTGATATGACAACAACGGCTGGTTCTTTACTTTCAGAAACAGGAGAATACTTAATTCAAGAGTCCTATATAATAGGAGATATGTCATCTGACAAGAGTGCTCAAAATGAGTTGTTTGACTCTCTAGACGATACAATAATAGATTTTAGTGAGTCAAATCCGTTTGGGGATGTAGGGAGTAATTAATTATGTTAGGACAGCAGTTTTATCATGAGAGTATAAGAAAAATCATTGTTGCGTTTGGAACAACATTTAATAACATTCAGTTGGTTCGTAAGGACAACGATGGAAACATAACGCAAACAATGAAGGTTCCTCTTGCGTATGGCCCTCGTCAGAAGTGGCTAGTTCGTTTGAATGAAGATGCTGACCTATCAAAACAAGTTGCGGTTACTCTACCACGCATAGGATTTGAAATACAGAATTTATCCTATGACCCTGCTAGAAAACTCAACAGAGTACAGAAATTTAAAAAGGTAAAGGGTGCTAATTCAAATAGACTTGACACACAGTTTATGCCTGTTCCTTACAATCTATCAATTCAACTGTATGTTATGGCAAAACAGTCTGATGATGCACTACAAATTGTAGAACAGATACTACCGTTTTTTCAACCAGACTACACACTCACTATTAACGACATGACCGATATGGGAATTAAGAGAGATGTTCCTATTGTATTGAATGATATTAGTTACGAAGATAACTATCAAGGTGACTTTGAAACACGAAGAGCTCTTATCTATACACTAGACTTTACTGCGAAGTTTTATCTATACGGCCCTGTTACATCTAGTGCAGTTATTAAGACTGTTCAGGTTGATCAATATGCTGATATTAAAGATAATGCTCCAAGAAGAGAACAAAGATATAAAGTTCAACCTAAACCTACAAATGCTGATGCAGATGATGATTTTGGATTTAGTGAAACAACTTCATTCTTTGAGGACGCAAAAGTATTTGATCCTGTAAGTGGTACAGATAAGGAAAATTGATAATGTCTAATCCACTTAAAGAATTAGATAATGCCCTTGGTATTCTAAGTGATGTTGATAAAATAAAAGAAGAACCGTGGAACTATGAGCATAAAGTTGTTTCTGTAGATAAAGAAAAAGATATAGAGAGTGACTATGAATACCAAAGACAAAACTTCTATAACTTAGTTGAAAAAGGAACTGCTGCAATTGATGGTATATTGTTGTTAGCTAAAGAGTCTGAACATCCAAGAACTTATGAAGTTGCAGGGAACCTTATCAAACAAGTTTCAGAGGTTGCAGAGAAACTTGGAGACTTACAGGAGAAGATGAAGAAACTTTCAGAGGTTCCTGATAACGCTCCTAAGAATGTTACTAATGCGTTGTTCGTTGGAAGTACAGCAGAACTTCAAAAAATGATAAAGGGTAGTTAATCCGTTAGGAAACCCAAACTTATAAATAATAGTATGATTACACATAAACATCATATTATTCCAAAACATATTGGTGGAACAGATGACCCATCAAACCTTATAGAATTAACTATACCAGAACACGCTGAAGCTCATCGTAAGTTATATGAAGAACATGGTAGATGGCAAGATAAAATTGCATGGAAGACTTTAAGTGGTTCTTTAAGTTTCGCAGAAGCAACTAAACAGGCACAGAGTATGGCTAATAGTGGAAAAAAAACTGGAAGAAAATTAGAGGCTACTTTAGAAAATGGTCTAAAAGGAAATGACGCTTGGAGAGGTTCTTCCCACACAGAAGAATCTAAAAAAAGAATGTCTAAGTCTAACAAAGAATATTGGTCTAAAATGAAAGATAGACCTTGGCAAAAGAAAACATATATTATAGAGGGAAAAGAATATTTGGGATTAGATAGTGTTATGGAGACTTTTGGATGTACTATGCAAACGGTATATAATAGAATAAAAAATCCAAAGTTTGATTGGAAAATGGGGAACTTTAAAAATGTCTGAGAGCGTTTATTTAGGGAATCCCAACTTGAAAAAGGCCAATGTTTCACAAGAGTGGACAGAGGAAGAGATTAGGGAATACGGTAGGTGTATGAAAGACCCTATCTATTTTATTAGAACTTATATTAGAATTGTTTCTCTTGATGAGGGCCTTGTGCCTTTTGAGATGTATGATTTTCAAAAGGAGATGGTAGGCACATTTCATAGTAATCGTTTTACTATCTGTAAACTACCTCGTCAGTCTGGTAAGTCTACTACTATCATCGCCTATCTACTTCACTATGTTTTATTCAATGCATCTGTGAACGTAGCAATACTCGCTAACAAAGCTGCAACTGCTCGTGACCTACTAGGACGATTACAGTTGGCCTATGAACATCTACCTAAGTGGTTACAACAAGGAGTAATGTCATGGAACAAAGGTTCGTTGGAGTTAGAAAATGGGTCTAAAATTTTGGCATCTTCTACTAGTGCTAGTGCCGTTCGTGGTGGTTCTTATAACATCATTTTCTTAGACGAGTTTGCATATGTTCCATCAAATGTAGCAGAACAATTTTTCAGTTCAGTTTATCCTACAATATCCTCTGGTAAGACTACTAAGGTAATGATTGTATCCACACCACATGGTATGAATATGTTCTATAAGTTATGGGTGGATGCAGAGGAACAAAGAAACTCTTACATACCTATTGAAGTACATTGGAGTGAAGTGCCTGGCCGTGATGAGAAGTGGAAAGAAGAAACTATAAAGAATACCAGTGAACAACAATTTAACACTGAATTTGAGTGTGAGTTTCTTGGTTCTATCAATACACTTATATCATCAGCAAAACTTAGAACTATGCCGTACAGAGAACCGAAACAATCAAATGCTGGACTAGACGTTCATGAACTACCAGAAAAAGATAAAACATATGTTCTATGTGCAGACGTATCAAGAGGAACTGCAAATGATTATTCTGCATTTGTAGTTGTAGATGTATCACAGATGCCATATAGAGTGGTTGCAAAATTTAGAGATAATGAAATAAAACCACTTCTATTTCCAGCAAAGATATATGAAGTTGCAAGGGCATACAATCAAGCGTTTGTATTAGTTGAGGTAAATGATATAGGTGAACAGGTCGCAAACTCTCTACAGTTTGATATGGAGTATGACAATCTTATCATGGCATCTATGCGTGGTAGAGCTGGTCAAGTATTAGGTGGTGGATTTAGTGGTGGTAGAGCACAACTTGGAGTAAGAACAACTAAGGCAGTAAAAAAGATTGGTTGTTCTAATCTAAAACAATTGGTAGAAGACAACAAACTTGTTATCGAAGATTATGATATTATCAATGAATTATCTACCTTTATAGTTAAGGGTTCTTCTCATCAAGCAGACGATGGATGTACCGATGACTTAGTTGCTTGTCTGTTTATCTTTGCATGGGTCACAGACCAAACATATTTTAAAGAATTGACAGACATGGACATTCGTAAGACTATGATGGCAGAACAACAAGATATGTTAGAACAGGATATGGCTCCATTTGGTTTTATTGTAAATGGTCTTGAAGATGAGAACATAGGAGAGATGGTTGACGAATATGGAACTAAGTGGAGTCCAGTTGTAAGAGATTATGGTTCAAACTGGTGATTAGATAAACTCTATCAAATCATTATCTACCTTAATCCAACAATTAGAACACAATATATGGGATGTACTTATAAGATGAAATATTTCTTTACGGCTCTCATCATTTCTACCAACTCTTTTTGTTAGTTTTCTTATTTCCGAATCGTGTGGATAAAATTTTAAACACACGGTTTCACTCTCACCGCAATGTTTACAGGACTTATCTACTAAAAATTCATTAAGCAATAAGATTCTTTTACGATAATTTCTACGTGCTACCTTCTTTATAGTCTCTTTGTATTTCTCATAATGTTTATTAGTCATACTATTATTTATATGATATAACACTTATAAAAAAGGTTTTTATAGAATTTGTTTTTTATAAATATCTGTAACAGAATGAAAAAACAATCTTAATAAAAAGATAAGGAGTACAATATGTCTTTTTTAGTTTCTCCTGGCGTTCACGTTAAAGAGATAGATTTAACTAACGTAGTTCCTAGTGTTGATACCACTATCGGTGCTATTGCTGGGCCTTTTGAAAAAGGCCCTGTAAGTAAAGTTACTGTAATCACCTCTGAAGCTGATCTCGTCAATAATTTTGGTAAACCAAATTCAAGTAATTTTGAATATTGGTTTACTGCTTCTAACTTTCTAAAGTATAGTAATACTTTAAAAGTAGTTCGTCCAGAAAGTGGTTTCCTCAATGCTGGAGAAGCTTCGGGCGTACTAATTCAAAATGATGATGTATATCTTGCAGACTACTTTACCGAAACAGGTGATGGTACAGTAACATCTAATGATTGGTATGCTAGATCGCCTGGCACTTTGGGTAACTCTCTACGATTGGAAGTTTGTCCTTCTGCAACTGCATACGAGCAAGATTTGGGTGTTGGCAACTTAGTCAACGGTGCTGGTGCAGTTGGTGATACAACGATAACAGTC